CCGCCTCGATTTCGACGCGGTTAGGTTATTTATTTTTCAATTGTTTCAGTTTCTTTCTGTATTCAATTCCGAGTTTTAGAGTTGAAATGACTTTTGAAATAACTTCAAATAATTTAATTATTGCGAACAAAATTAACGCAAAAAATATAATCCAACCTAATAAAATTGATACTAAATCCCATATAAACATGTCTTTACTCCTTTTAATGTTACAATCAATCAACTTCATACGATAATGAAGAAATGTCTTTTAATATTTTAGGTAGTAACTCAATCACACTTAACGTATCCGTCCCGTGGATATTTAATTCTAATTTCAATATCGCTGAGTCATTTTCGCTTGATCCTAAAAATTCTACGTTAGGTATCCCAATTCTTGCTGTATCCATTTTCAATCCTTTCTGAGCACGAAAAAAGCACTTAGATTTCTCTAGGT